ATGGTGAAAGAACTTCAGACCAACTTAGTCAAACCTTTTACTCAGAATGATGCTTCCAAGCTGGTTTCCAGTTTGCCCTTTGCTAAAATTGATGGTGGATACCTCACCACTAAGCAGGGGTCAGTCATTAACCTTCGCAGCAAATCCGCACCCTGGATCGTGGTTTCAGATGAAATGGCGGCATGGGCCAAAGATTTTGCTGCTTATTTGAAGGGTGGTACTCAAACCAAACTTCTTTCCGAGTCGGTAGATACCGCTGGTGGTTATACCGTTCCTGAAGAATTTCGTGCCATGATGATTATGTACGATGCTGAAGACACATTGGTTTGGCAACGTGCAACCGTATGGCCGATGACCGGCGAGAAGATGATGTTTCCGAAACTCATGCAGAACCCCGATGTAAATGATCAGAACTTTGATCATTTTGCGGGTGTTTCTTTTAACTGGGTTGAGGAAGGTGGAGAAAAGCCTCAGACTGAACCTAGCTTTGGTTTGGTTGAGATGATTGTCCACGAATTGGCGGGGTACACTGAAATTACTAATACCCTTCTGGATGATTCCATTATTAACTTCCTTAATTATTTGACTCGTCTTTTCCGTGCAGCTTGGTATTGGTATACGGATAAGGAATTCATTCAGGGTACGGGTGGTAAGAAGCCTCTTGGCATTATTAATGACCCTGGCATTATCCTGGTCAATCGTATTACTGCTGGTACGGTTGAATTTCAGGATATTCTTAACATGGAGTCTGTTATGCCTTCCATGTTTGATCCTCAGTCGGTGTGGTTTATTACTAAAAAGGCACGGGCTGCGTTGCGGGGTCAGACGGTTGCTAATGACTCTAAGGAACTTGTTCTTCAGGAAAGTTATACCAACATCGCTGATGGCTATCAGATGACCATGCTTGGTAGACCGGCATTCCTGGCAGACGGTAAGATTCCTGATATTGGTTCAACGGGGGATATTATCCTGGGTGCTTGGAATTGGTACTACATTGGTTTCAGGCAGGATTTCAGCATGGATTCGTCACGCCATTATAAATTCCGTAACAACCGTACTGCTTTGCGGTGTTCGGGTAGGTTGGACGGTCAAGCTGCTATGCCCAAAGCGTTTGTTGTCCTTGGGCCTACTTCTTAATTTGTAGAGGAAATTATTCTCTTACACAAATAACAATTAAACTGTAATGGAGGATAACATTATGTTTGATATTCTGAGCAATCATCGCATTGAAATTCTTAAATCGTCTGCTCAACTTAGCACGGGAAATGAAACTATCCCTTCAGGTGGTGCGTTGGATATGTGGGCAGATTCGGGTGTGGCTTCTCAATTCACTCGATCACAGAGGGCATTGATCATTGCTGATGTTACTGCTTGTGCGGGAACTCTTACTTTCATCATTCAGGATTCTTCGGATAACAGCACGTTTGATGAAGATTTTGCTACTGCTGATGCAATTGATGAAACGGGTCTGTTCCTTATTGATATTGCGGATTTTTATCAATATCTGCAAGTCAAAGCAGTTGCGGCAGGGGGCAATGCTACTTATGCTGCCTATCTTATCACCTTTGAGGATAGATGGCGTCCGGTTAAAAATGATGGTACTGCTCTTGCTCTTACATACGGTGTTGGTCGTAAGGGTAGGGTTGCTACATCTTAATTTTTGATCGGCTGAATGAAGTAAAGCCGGATGTTTAGGGGGTACAGACTCCGGTTTGTACCCCCTAATTATAAGAGAGGCAAATATGCTGGTAAAATTGTTAGATCGCTCAGATATTATTAGACATGGGAAAACGGTTATAGATCTTCCCAACCACATTGCAAAAAATCTTATTAATGCACAAAGGGCTGTAGAATATGTTGGTAAAGAATATGTTGTAGAAAAAACTATTGAGACTCCACCTAAAGATAAAATGATTTGGAATTCACCTGAAAGAAAAGCATTAGAAAATATAAATGAAGAAGAACTTGGTTATCCTTTCCCTGGAAAATTAGATCCTTTATTCCCTGAACATATTATAGGGAGAAAGTAAAATGACTGCTGTACTTGCTGCTAATGCTTTGATGGATCTTGAAACTTTTTATGCAATGTACCAGCAACAGGTAAACAGCAAATATTTATCTGATGATGGTGGGCCTATAGATGAATTTGTAATTAGAACTTTAAATTCAACTTCCACCATATTTGAAAAATTTTGTAATCGTCGTTTAAAAGCAAGATACTATTCATATGATCCCGCTGATGTTGCTCCTATAAACAATGAAGATCCTCTTGAGGATGGAATTGTTTATGAGTACGATCCAGATTATACCATCTTTGATCCACCGGATTATAATAAATTTTATTTTCCAACCTATCCTGTAAATTCTATTCAAAAGCTTTTAATCACTGATGTAGAAGTGACAGCTTCTACAGATTATTTAGCTACAGATGGATATGTTTTATACAATAAAAGAGGATTGATTATTTACGATCAAGGTTTTGACTATGGGTATTTAAAAAATGTAAAAGTAAAATGGAATGGTGGTTATGCCGATGGAACTAATGAGATGTATGAATTGCAATGGTTATTGCTCCAGGCAATGAAATTTGTAATTAATGCACCTGCAAATCCATTGCTTCAAAGTGAAACGATTGGATCTTATCAGTACCAAAATTATTCTGGTTTTGTTTTAAATACATTAAAAGGTTTTTCCCCTGAAGTATTTGTGAATCTTGGTAGATTTCGTAGGGAGCCAATAGGATAATGTCTTATAATTCTCTATTAGTTCAATCTTGTTCTATTGAACGTAAAACTACATCTCTTAATGATAAAGCGCAAATGCGTCAATCATGGAGTGTAATTTATACTAATGTTCCTTGTCGTTTGGATAAAATTGGAAATTTTACTTCTACTCTTTCTCAAACTCCAACTGGACAAACATCCAGAAATGAATTTGTTGGATTCTTTTTACCAGACCAGGATATTATAACTGGAGATAGAATTAAAATGGATGCTAAAAATGATTATGCCTTTTTTGATAATATTTATTTATATGTAACTCCTTCTTTAGATTTATATGATGCTGTAAAATTACATCATAAAGAAATATTTCTATCCATACAGGAAACTTAGTTATGGAAGAAGACGAATTTGTATCAAGTATAAAGCAACTTCGTATTCAAGTTAAAGAGACTGTCAGAACAAATAAATTGATGGCTCATATAGTTAGAAGGTCTTTAGATCCAATTTTAGCTTCAATGGAAAATATTTATACTACGGTTTTATCACAAGTCGGTCAAATGGTAGTGGAAGTAATAAAAGAAAAAATATCTGAAAATGAAGGATCTGGAAAAACATATTTAATTGTTCAATTTAATCCAGATGTAGAAAGATATGTTGGTGGAAGATATGAGGTAATTGGTAGTCATCAAGCTTCTGCTCCTTTATCTTCACCAGCATCTATGACAGGAACATTAATGGATTCAATTGGGTTTGAAATTACAAAAGCAGGAGTTTTAAAAGTAGGACAGGTAAATTTAACTACTGGTGGATGGAGTGTGGGAAGAACAGAATTAAAAACAGTTTTTTTTAGAGGAAACAAAATATTCGTAAATGATGAAATTGGAAAGGCTACTCCGGTAGGTGTATATGCCAAATATCTTGAAGAAGGTACAAATAGAATGGCAGCAAGACCTTGGATTAGCCAAACACTAATGGAAATGCGAGAAGCTATTAAAGAGTTTATAAAAGAACAAATGCATTCAGCAATAAAACGTAGAACAAGATCTGAAGGTGTAAGAAGTGCATTTACTTTTAGGGTATTTATAGCGAGAAAATAATGTTTCCAGAACTTGAAAAAGCACTTGTGGATTTATTTAAAGCAAGCGTAGATTATAAATCTATTACGGGTGCTACTACTACAGATCCAAGAATTTATGCTTGGTTTCCTACAGGGGACATTATTTTTACCCCTGGGGTTAAAGATGTTGCTACTATTTATAGGTTTTCCATTACTGGTAGACCTGGAAGATGGTCATATCCAAGTCAAATTGGTGAAATGCAATTGTTCCTCAGAGTATCATCTATAGACCAAGCAAAACTCGGTTTAGTAACCGAAATCTTGATTGGTGAAAATTCTTTTCTGGATAAGAAGTCTATTCAGACTGAGGGACTTTCTGTGAAGTGGATTGTTTTGTTAAGTGCTAATGACGGATTGAATGAGGGTGCGCCTACTCAGCCCATTCATGTAAGGAACATTTCGTTCCGCTTCTCAAATGTGTTCATTCGGGAGTAGTTCTAATGGATGAGAAGAAAAAGTTCAATTACTCAATGGTTCGGGTGGTTTGCCAAGGAAAAATTAAATCCTGTGATTTTTGTAAAGAACAGGTTAATGATGAAAAAATAATTCGGGAGGGTTATTGCAGTAAATGTGGTCGCCCATTATTTAAAAATCCTGGGGATCATTGTGGTCAAGTAATAGGTTATTATGATCGTAGATACAGACAACAGGAAAAAGTAAATATTGTTTGTAGATTTTGCAGAACCATAACTACTATTTAAGGAGGATTTAATTATGGCTGTATACCCATTAGCTTTTTCTTCTGATAATATCAGCATTGGGCCTTGCTATGTTTTTTACAATGGTGTTCACATTGGACACACTTATGGTGGTGTCCAGGTTTCTATTACTCAAAATACTTATCAGTTAAAATCAGATCAGTATGGGGAAACTGCTGTTCGTGTTCTCGATGCTGGTTTGGTGGTTGAAGTTACAGTAAACATGACCGAATCTACTTTTGCCAATTTGAAGGTCTTGTTTGCCTCTGCTGAAGATAATACTACCTATCTATCTTTTGGTAAGCCGGTAGGTGAGCCGATTACCGCACAAGAGTTGGTCCTTGAGCCGATTGATGGTAGTGACATTTGGCAATTTTACAAAGCTGCTCCTAACGTTGGTGGTGCAATTGAAATTTCTTTTACCACTGATAACCAGAGAGTGTACGCTTGTAAATTTGCGGCACTTATTGATGATTCCCGTACTTCAGGGGATCAGTTATTCAGGATTGGAGGTTATTCTTCACCGTAATTGAAAATTAAGTTTTAGTTTAGAGAGGGGGGCTATTTGGTTTACATATTGTAATGCTAAATTAGCCCCCTTTTTTGTAAATACTTTAAATACTATATGGAGGATTTATGAAAAAAGTTTGTTTATTCATTTTAATTCTTTCCCTGTTTGTTTCTACTTCTGCATTAGGTGCAACAGCACTTTGGACACATTCAGAATCACCAGAAGTTGTTAAATACAGAATTTCATGGGGAACTACTCCTGGGGTTTATACTTTTTCCCAAGAGATGAATAAAAGTGATTGTGTTGGTGGTGTGGATATTCAAGGGGAAACTTATGATTGTAAATTGCCCCTTACTGGAACTTTTGTAGATAATGTTTCTTATTATTATACTGGTTATGCTATAGCATATAAATTAGATGGAACTGAATGGCCCAGTTTGCCTGTTCCTGAACAAGTTTTTATTAAACGTCCAGATGGAACTACTACCCCTACTCAACCTAAACCTATGCGGGAACTTGGGATATACGACGAATGAAAAAGTTAATTTATATATCATTTATACTTTTGTTTGTATTTAATACTTCAATATTGGCTATGGGGAATAAAAGTCATAATAAAGATCATCATATAGCATTAGTTTCCAGAGTAAGTGGACCTGTATTAAAAGCTTTTACTGAAAATGCTACTTTATTTGTAATTGATATTTTAAATGTGGCTCATATCGTCGAATCTGAGGAAGATGGTTATTTGAATTTTGATTTATTTCCTTTAGGTTTATCTAATGGAAAATATCGTATTAAAATAACACCTGTGAATATTGTTGGTGAGGCTCCTACTGTAGAATTTGATTTACAAATATCTGGTGGAAAAGTTAAATTGTGGAGAATTGTACCAATTCAAAAATTATTAAATGAAGATCCTGAATATAAAAATTATTTTTCTGAAGACTTATCTGTTTTTACTGATAGATAGGAGCCTGAAAATGGCAAGAATATTCATAGATGGGTTTGAGAGTGGATCAATTGATTTATGGGATGGTGGTGCGAGTTATTCCATAAATTCAAATCAAACTGGAAGATCTGGAACTTATTGCATTGATCTTACGACAAGTTCTGCATATATTTATAAATTTCTTCCAGTAGACGATGAATATTACTTTGCTTTTAAATATAAAGTTACTGGTTCAAATGTATGCAATCTTATTTCTTTACATGAAGGATCAGTAAGACATATAGCAATTACTCTTAATTCTACTACAGGAGTGATTAGTTGTAAGAATAGTGCTGATGGTGAAATTGTAGCTTCCGCAGCAGGACAAATTTCAATTAACGCATGGACGTTGGTAGAGATTTACGCAAAAATAGCAGATTCAGGTGGAAGGATCACAATTAAAATAAATGGAAATGCTGCTTGTATTGATTTTACAGGGGATACAAGAAGTGGTGGAACTGTTGGAACTATTGATAAAGTTACGGTAGGGTATGTGGGTGGGTATTACGGCTACAGTTATTTTGATGATTTTGTGATTGATAATGCCGCTTGGATTGGAAATACTAAAATCACGGCTATTTCTCCAACAGGGGTTGGTGCAACTTCTGGATGGACACCATCCACTGGTAGCAATTATGAGTGTGTAAATGAAATACCATATTCTGATACTGATTATATTAAAACTTCTTCAAGTCAAATTGATACTTATGTAATGGGAGATTTAGGAGTATCAGTAGATTCTATTAAATCTGTAGCAGTTCAAACAAGAAACTGGAGAGTAGGTAACGGAGCATATGATCGTGGACAGCATATAGTAAGACCAGCTTCTACAGATAGATTAGCTACTGCAAAAACAAATGTGTTTCCCATTACGGCACAAAGTTTTCAATCAATTTGGGAATTGAACCCTGAAGATTCTCAAGCGTGGGAAGCAGCAGATATAAATGGAATGGAAGCTGGAATTAAAGCGGTAACAGTGTAAGGAGCATAAAAATGGCTCGAATATTCATGGATGGATTTGAAAGTGGAGATCTTGGATTTCATAGTCAACCATATAATCCCGTACCTTTATCAAGTTCACAAGCTGGAAGGACAGGAACTTATTGCGCTGGAAATACAGCCGGTGCTTATTTAAATACACCAATTTCTCCATCAAAAAGTTCTCTATATATAGCCTGTAAATATTATTTTTATGCTGTAACTGCTACTGGAAGAATATTTTTTCAGTTTGTAAATGGAACAACCGTATTAGGAAGTGTGGTGATAAATGCAAGTGGAAATATTTTTATATACAGTGGAACTGCCTCTGGAACGCTTCTTGATACATCCGATCTTACTGTAACTATAGGTGGATCAATATGGTACTTAGTAGAAATTTATTATCTTCCGCATTTAACTTCTGGTACTTTTACAGTAAAAATAAACGGAATTGAATTATGTTCCGTTACAGGGGTACAAACTGCTCCTTCAACTTCTGATATTACCTCAATTAATCATGGAACTG